TAGCAATTCCCGTGCCAAGCCACACAACTTATGTCTACTGGTAGCGCTCCGCTACTGGTAGACATGACCATCTTTTTTTCCTTCTTTTTTCTTGTCATGCTTCCTGCATGCCAACAATCACCGAAATCCAAGAGCGACTTGCCCGCTACAAAGATCGCGAAACTAAGATTTTAGAGGGCAACCAGAGTTACCAGGTAGGCCGGAGTCAATTCACCCATGCCGATCTGGACACGGTCCAGGCCAAGATCAAAGAACTGGAACATGATTTGGCGATGGCCCAGACCGGTGATCGTCTTTCCCATAACACCACAGTTTTTGGAGGCCGCCGCTGATGGAGACCTCCGGTCGAGCCTATAAAGTCGGCGCCCTGGCCCGTCGCACATACGACTCAGTCACCGGCTTGGTGTCCAGCGCCATCGGGGTGTTTTCTCCTGGACGTGCAACTCTCTATCGGTATGGCCGCGAAATTTATCGGTCATATGCGGCCGGTGATGTTAATAACGGCCCTAATCAAAATTGGCGGCCCAAGCCCCGATCCGCAGACGCCGATATCAAGAAAAATCACAAGTATATTGTCGGCCGGGCTCGGGAACTTGCTCAAAATTCCGGCCATATCTCCGGCGCCATTGAGCGGATCTGCAACAACGTGGTGCGGAAAGGCATTAATCCCCAGGCAGCATTGCGTAACAAGAGCGGAAAATTGCAGAAAGACGTAAATGACCGATTGGAGTTACTTTTCAGCCGCTGGAAACGCCATGCCGATTTGAGCGGGCATTCAGGCTTTCCTGGTTTGCAAAAGTTGATTCTCCGCCATATGTGGACTGACGGAGAGGTGTTGGTCCACAGGGTCATGATCGATGATGCCCCTCCTGGAATTGTGCCGCTGAAAATCGAGTTAATCGAGTGTGACCAACTCGATCGGCGAGTGGACGGTCCATTGTCCAACGGCAATATCGGCCGCCGGGGAGCAGAACTTGCCCCATCCACGGGCAAGGTTGTCGCCCTGCATGTGCTGGACAGCCATCCGGGTGATTACCTGAACCTTGGCCGTATGCCTAAAAGCCTACGAATCCTTGCTGAAGATATTTTCCATGTATACGATCGCCGCCGAATCAGCCAGACCGGTGGCGTGCCTTGGCTGGCCTCCATCCTGATAGAGTCATACGATCTCTCCGAATATAAAACCACCGAGAAAATCGGCGCCCGGCTTGCCGCAGCGTTCGGGATTTTCGTCAAAACAAATTACCCGGGCATGACTCCGGGTATTGGCGTTCCGCCGCCTGGTCCGCTGGTCAACCCCAATAATTCCGGTGAGCCCGTTCAAACCGCACCAGGTTGGGCCGACATGCCGGATTATATCGAACCGGGCCGTATCCAGGGTATCCCTGCCGGCACCGACATTGAGGTTGCCAGCCATAACCGCCCAGGCACGCAGTACGAGCCATTTGTCCGCGACTCCCATCGAGCTCAATCCACCGGCTTCGGTATGAGCTACGAGGGGTTCTCAAACGATTACACTTCTTCGAGCTACGCCTCTGCCCGGTCCGGATCCCTGGAAGAGCGCCTGTCGTATCAAGGGCATCAGGATTTCTTGAACGATCATTTTAACGATCATATTTGGGCCTGGTTTGTTGAGGCCGCCTGGTTGGCCGGCATGCTGCCCGAGCTACGCGACTATGCCCGTAATTCCCTTTTCTATCAAGAGGCTGTGACCTGGCAAAGTCCGGGCTGGACCTGGGTCGACCCCTTGAAGGACGGCAGAGCCTCTGAAATTTTGATTGATAACGCCTTGTCAACCCGTCGGAAATTGAGTGCCCAGCGTGGCGAGGATTTTGATGAAAACGTCAACGGGCTGATCGATGAAGAAGAAAAGCTCTTAAAACTCTGGGAATTAAGAGCCCGCAGGAAAAAATTAGAGGAGGAAGCCAGTGGATCGAAAAGCAATAGCCAAAGCGCTTGAACGCGCCGGCCTCCGGCCTGGACTGACTGTCCGCACCGGTAGCGTGACCCCGGACACCTATAACTTAGAAAAAAACGAGGTCCGTTTTGTGGCCTCCACCGAATTGCCGGCCACTGTCTTTGACTGGGATCGTTATGAATTTGTCCAAGAGGTCCTGCGGGCCGACGGCATGGTGGTGCCCGAGTCAGGTCAGGTTCCTCTGTTGGATACCCACAGCCGGAATACGGTCGACGACGTACTCGGATCTGTAACCGATTTCCAACAATGCGATGTTGCCGGATATCCGGGTCGTGACTGTCTGAGTCGCTTCGGCTCCGATGAACGGGCTAAACGGGCCGAGAACAAGGTAGCTGAGAGGCATATCACGGACGTTTCGGTAGGCTATGAAGTTTTGGAGTCCTACTGGATCCCTGAAGGTGAAAAGCAAGTAATAGGCGACCGGGAATATGAAGGGCCGGTCAAGGTGTCCACTCGATGGGCAATAAAAGAGTTGAGCCTGGTGCCTATCGGTGCCGACCGGCTTGCCAAAGTTCGCGCCATGGTCATGGCCCCGGATGAATCAATACAAAGAGGTGAAGGAATGAAAAAATGTCCCGATTGCGGAAAAGAATTAGAGGACGGTGGCTGCACTTGTGGTTATCGCGCCGACAAATCTGCCGGTGATAATCAAAGAGGCCAGGAGTCAACTCCTGCCGCCCCTGCCCCGGCAGTAGATGTAGAAAAAGAACGTGCCAAGGCTGTTACAGCCGAACGGCAAAGGGCTAAGGGTATCCGTGATGCTGTCTCCGTGGCCGGTCTGGATAGCGAGCGGGCCGAGGAAATGATTGACAGCGGTATGTCCATGGATGCTGCCCGAGCTGAAATTTTTAAGGGAATGAAAGAGCGCAACAAGGCCATCGGCGCAGGGTCTGGGATCTCCGTTGAAACAGACTCCCGCGATAAATTCCGCGCTGCAGCTGGTGATGGTCTGGCGCTGCGTGCTGGTATCAAAATTCAAAAACCGGCAGCCGGCGCCCGAGAGTTCCGTGGCCGGTCAATGGTTGAAATTGTCCGGGAATGCCTTGAGGCCGCAGGCGTTAACACCCGGGGTATGAGCAGAAGGCAGGTGGTAGGTCGAGCACTTGGTGGCCCTTCCAGCAGTGATTTCCCGCTGCTTATGTCTCAGCTGGCCGGCAAGCGTTTGCTGGCCGCATACGACGAGATGCCTTCTACGTGGCGGCCCTTTGTTGATGTGGTGGATGCGATTGATTTTAAGGAAATCCATGGCATCAAACTTTCCGAGGCTCCGGATCTTATGCCGCTGAACGAGAAAGGCGAGTATGTCACCGCAAAATTCAGCGAAAAACAAGAACGGTATCGGGTTTCCACCAAGGGGCGGATTATCAATCTGACCCGAGTCATGATCATCAATGATGATTTGCGGGCTTTTGTCCGGATTCCGAAACTGCTCGGCAACGCATCTGTGCGGATGGAGTCAGACATGGTGTACAGCCTTCTAACCGGCAACCCTGTCATGTCCGATGGTCTGACACTTTTCCATGTCGACCATGGCAATGTCGGCACTGAAGCTGACATGGATTCCGACTCGCTTACTAAAGGGCGTGTCGCAATGCGGAAGCAAAAGGGTATGGGCGGTTCAAGGCTTGATATCCGGCCGGAATTCCTCTTGACACCAGTGGTAAAGGAGACCGACTCCGAGGTGATCCTCCGGTCAACCGCCATGCCGTCTGATAATAAATCATCCGGTGTCCATAATCCATGGGCCAACAGGCTTAACCCAATCGCCGAGCCACGCCTGGACGATGACGACCCGAACGCCTGGTACATGTTGGCCTCTCCTGGTCAAGCTCCTGTTATCGAGGTTGCCTACCTGGAAGGGGAGGAAAAACCATATATCGAGGAGGAGATTGAGTTCAAGTCCGACTCTTTGGGCATCAAGGTCCGACATGACTTCGGCTGTGGCGTAACCGATCATGTGGGTATTTTCCGCAACAAACCATAAAGGAGAACAATAATGGCTCAGAATCATGTTCGAGAAGGAAAGACATTCACCTGGACAAATGGCACCGCCGCTGATGTGGTCAGCGGCCAGGTGGTGCAGGTCGGTGAATTAATGGGCGTGGCCCAGGTAGATATTCCAATGGGCCTCAGCGGTGAACTCGCTGTTGGGGAAGTTTGGGAAGTGCCTTATGACGGCTTGGCCGATGTGGATCCAGGCGTTCAACTCTACTGGGATGATACGGCCGGGGCAATGACCCTTGCAGCCGCTGGCAACATCGAGGCGGGCAAGGCCTGGGCACCTGCGCCAGCTGGATCTACCTCCGTCCAGATCAACATCGGAGCGTAAGTATTGGCTACTGCCCGGGAACATATGGCCGACGACCTCGCCGCTGTCCTTTCTGACACCGGCGAGGCTGCGGTGGATACCGACCTTAATGGTGTATCTCTGGCTGCCATCATCGAACCGGTTTCCCTGGACTCAGAGGATCGGCGCTTTGAAGGATGCAGTATCCATCGTCGGCGGCTGTATGTGGCAACTGAAACGTGTCCCGTATTGGTAATTGGTCAGGAGGTTCCCCATGGCGGAGTTATCTGGCTTGTTGAGGTCTTTGACGCAAGGGATGTTTTAACGGAGGTCCTGCTGGCCAGGAATGTCGCGTGATCGATATTGGTGTCAATAACGTTGCGTTGGAGAGGATGGCCGCTGATTTTGCTGCCACCCCGCAGCAGATCGAAATGGCCCGAGGCAGGGCTTTACGCGAAACTGCCAAGTGGGTGCGTAGAGTGAGCTTACGGAATGCAGCCCGAAAGTTGCGAATCCCTCAGAAATCTCTCCAATACCGATTTTACCTCTCGAAGATTCCCAGAGGCGCAAGTGAGGCCGAGCTTCGAATTGGCACCTTGCCAATACCGGTTTCCCGTGTGGGTAATCCTCGGCAGAGCGCCAAGGGTACAAAGGTGGGGAGGCTCCCCTTTTTCCGGGGTGCCTTTATTGGGGAAATCTACAGCTCACAAGAAAAGGTTTGGATCAGGAAGGGCAGTCCACATTATGACCCGGCACGCTATCCGGTTATCCGACAAAACAGACCCAGCACATTACGCCCGGGTGCAAGTGGTCGTTTTCCTGTAGTCCGCGCAGCCGTGCCCATTGACGATGTGGTGGAAAAAACAGCAGACGACTTGGAAGGATTATTACCTGGCAGGTTTGAGCACGAATTCGGCCGGGCATTGAACTATGAAGTCAATATCAAGGGAAGAAAATGATCCAGTTACTTCCTGGCCTGAAAACCGCTCTTGAAGGTGCCCTGGAAAATGAGCTTTTCAAGGATCCGGTGGGGCCTGATATCTCGCCTCGGATCGCCCTGGGCTTTTTACCTCCCAAGCGGAGCGATGCGGCCCAGAACCAGGATTTCCCCTTTATTGTTATTCGCGCCAAAGGAGGCCGAGATACGAAATCCAAGGGTGAGGTTGAGGTCCGACTGATCTGTGGAACTTGGACTAACGGGGATATTGAGTCCGGGGTCCTGGAGATTCACCGGCTCATGGATATTCTGCGGGCCTGGCTACCAACTCACCTGGGCGTTTGTCGCCCATGGGTGATGGATCCCGACATAGCCTGGGAGTTCGGCGACAAGGAAGACGGCAAACAACCGCATCCGCATTATTACGGTGAAATATTCTTGAATTTTAAAAGATCGCCCGAGGCAAATTCCCGGCGGTCAAAAGCTCAAGGTCAATAAATAAGGAGAACAGTCATGGCTGGAGATCAAGCAGAAAGTTTTATGGGAAGTGGCGACTTGCAAATGGCAATCCTGGATGCCAACGACATCCCGCTGGGTGAGCTGGACGTGGGGAACGCGTCTTCTTTTGTCATCCCCGCCCCCAGCATCGAGAAAAAAGAACGAAAGAGCAAACGTCGTGCCAGTTTTGGGCAAACAACCACCTCGGTGGTGGGTGAAACAGAGCAAGATGTCAAGCTAACCCTGACCGATGTCAATCGGGACAATCTGACCATGGCTATGTTTGGTTCGGATTCCGACTACATTCAGGCGGCCGGCAACAATACGGGTGCGCCCGAGGATGTGATCAGCTATCTCGGCAAATATTCGAAGCTTACGGCCCGCAATCTGGATCCAGCTACTCCTCCGGTGGTCACGGACGCAACCGATGTAACCACCTATGTCGAAGGTACTGATTACGAGATCGATTATCAGGTAGGTCGCATCCTGCCGTTGGTGAGCGGCTCCATCTCAGAGGGCGATGTTTTACACGTCGGCTCGAGTTGGCTTGCGCAATCCGGCTTCAGCATCAAGGCGTTGGACAATCTCTCTTTTAACGTTTTCATGCGGCTCATTGGCCGCAACGAAGCTACCGGCAAGAATCACGAGGTCATTATCAATAAGGCTCAGCTCGAACCGGCCGGAGACCTGAATTGGATTTCCGACGATCTGATAGATATTGAGTTAACCGGCAAGATTTTGGCGACTCCGGAGGGCACTTGGGAGCTTGTCAGTTATTAAAAATGGCCTGCAGACGGCTTTAATCGGCCGCCGGCAGAGGACTTTTGCAAGGGGAGAGGCGAGTGCGTAATACAAAAGAAATAACAATTTCCGACAAGAAAATTGAGGTGGGAGAAATTCGGGTCAAAGAGGTGTGGAACCTGTTTGACGAGGCTAATCAGGATTCTATGGTTGGCCGATTTGATCAACTCCTGAACTCATGTAGCAATCTGAAGAGGGATGACTTTCTCGAAATGTACCCCTCTGAAATTGAAGAGTTGGTTGAGGTATTTAAGGAGGTGAACACCCCTTTTTTGCGTCTAGCCAAGATGGTGCGGCTGGACAAGGCGGCCGCAAATCTCCTGACGGAGATCAGCGATGCCATCGCAGCCGACTTGAGCGAAGTATTTGTGAACTTACCCGGACCGGACACGGCCGGGGCGTCTGGGAATATGGATGGGGATATTTCTTAGCGGCTTTGGATGAACTTCAGGCTGCCAGGGGAGACCAACTGCGGGATATGGCTATTGCCTGCAGGGCCAGTCATCTGGACGGCAAGGACTGGAAGGCTTTTCTGAACCAAGAATGATTGACAGGACGGCCCACCCTTTGGAAAGGAACATGAAAAAAACTTTCAGTATCATCATAAGCCTTAAGCAGGCAGGAGGTCAAATTCTAGAGAGGCTTACCCAGGGTGCGACCGCCTTGAGCCGTGACCTGACCGCCCTCGGCAAGATCGAATCTTTCCGAAAGATGAAGACCGATCTCCGTGATACTGAGAAGGCTTGGAAGGATGCCCAGACAAGAGTCGCGGAGTTGGGTCGGGAAATAAGTGAGACTGACAGGCCAACCAAGCGTCTTGTCGCCGCTTTCAACCAGTCCCAAAAAAGCGCCCGTCGGGCAAAAAACGCTTTTGAAAAACAGCGGTTGACCTTGCATAATTTACGGCAGGAGTTGGCCGGCGCAAAAATCAACACCAAGGGTTTGTCCCGGGCACAGAATGACTTAAAGAAAAAAACCAGCAAGGCTGCAAGGTCGGTTGGGGTGCTGTCAAAAGCTCTTGCACGGACCAGGGCTACCTTGGGTCGTGCTAAAACTGCCAGCAGGGCATTCAATAAAGAAATAGGCAAGGGCCATAAGGCGGTTCAGTATTTTTCCGGTTCCATGGTCACCGCGTTCGGTGGTCTGGGTGCCGGCGTTTTGGTGAGCGGTCTTTTCCGGGCTGGTACCAGTGTGCAGCGATTGAATCGAGCCTTTGAGGCAATAAAAGGCTCCAGTGCTGCAGCCAAGGAAGAATTGGATTTTGTCCGAAAGGTGTCCAAGGACCTGGGGCAAGAGTTCTATGCCGCTGCCGGCTCCTACAAAGGTCTGGCCGCTGCAGCTAAGGACACTAATCTTGAGGGGCGGGAATCGAGGAAGATTTTTACTGCCGTGATGGAGGCCTCCACCGCATTGGGGCTTTCGGCTGACCAGACATCCGGCTCTCTCTATGCAATTTCCCAGATGATTTCAAAGGGCAATGTCTCAGCCGAGGAGCTTCGTCAGCAATTGGGTGAGCGGCTGCCCGGCGCTTTCCAGTTGGCGTCCCAGGCCATGGGTGTGTCGACCTCGGAATTAAACAAGATGCTGGAACGTGGCGAGGTATTGGCAGCGGACATGCTGCCCAGGCTGGCCGATGTATTGCACAAAAAATTCGGCCAGGCAGCCAAGGATGCATCCCAGGATGCCACTCAGTCTTTGAATCGTTTTGTTACCGCCTGGGTTGATATTAAAAATCGAATTGCGTCATCCGGTTTTTTGGAGGTTGCGGTCAAGTATCTCAATCAAATGGCCGCTGCATTGAAAGATCCGGTTGTGATTGAACGGATCAAGAGCTGGAGTGAAGGCTTTTTTAGGATGGTCGACGGACTCATAAGGGTGACAGCGGAATACAGGAATTTCATTTTGGCGGTTGTCGGCGGCCTGGTAGCAGTTAAGGTTATTTCCAGTCTGAATACGGGATTCGTCGGCCTGAATGCTGCTTTGCTTGCCATGGGCGGTCAAACCATCCCCCAATATATCGCCTCTTTAAAATATGCCGTCGTGTCTACCAAGGCTTTTGAGGTCGGAGTCCAACGCATGAAGCTCGCGTTTAAGGGGTTTCTCCCGATTTTAGCAGCTTTTTCCGCTGGCTGGATGGTGGGAAAGTGGCTTAATCAATTTGATGTCGTAAAAAAAGCCGGCATTGCTCTGGCCGGTGGTCTGACCACAGCATTCTTGCGGATAAAAAAAGCCTGGGTTTGGTTGACCGGTGGGGATGCTGATGCGGTTCAGCGGGAGATCGAAAGGACTAAACAAATCTTTGCCGAGATGTTTGCCGAAATCGGCAAAGGAGCGGAGAAAACTGCCCACACCGTTTCTGGAAGCCAACAAGAAGCTCTAGAGTCCATGGCATGGGCTGCCCAGCAGAGTGCGGTTCAGGTGGAAAAAAGTGCGACCCAAATGGCGGCAGCTGTAAGGAAAAGTACTAAGGAGATCAAGGCGCAGTTTACTGACTGGAAAGTTGGCGATATCCAGGGCCTTGAAAAAATCGGCGCGGATCTTCTTGAATTGGTCGAGACGGGCAAGCTTACCCGTGATCAGCTTAAAAAGGCCCTGCAGGAAGCCTTTGCCGATATCCCCACCGACAAATTAGACGAGTTGCAGATCTCTATGCAGGCAGCGTTTGGCAATATGGCCAACGAGGCTGACCTGGCCGGGCTTGCCATGGAGGCTTCACTTGATGCTGCCTTAAAAAAGCTTGGTGTCGATGTTGTGAAAGCCACCACCGGAGTTTCCGAAGCAGCAACTATTGCCCGGCACGCCTTGATGGCTGTGGCTGAATCTGGCAAGGCTTCGGCCGAGATTATTTCCGCCGCCTTTGACGAAACCCTGACCAAAATGAAGGACCCGAAAGAATTCGAGGCCCTTAAGGAAGCTCTGCAGGGGTTGGGTGATGCCAGTATTATTACCAATCAACAATTATCCGACTTTTCAAGCAAGCTTGACAAGGCTGCCGAGAATGCCGGCAAGACAAAAAAAGAAGTCAAAGACCTTGCCAAAGCCGAACAGGAAGCCGCCGAGGTCTTACGTTCCACTTGCCCGGCCCGTGAGCAGACAGTCGCTTCGGTAAAAAATTATTCTGGTGCGATTGGCCAGGCCAAGTCAAAGACGCGGGAGTACATACAAGCCTCCAAGGCGGCGGAGGGAGTTGATCGGGATCGTATCGAACAAGCCGAGCGCCACGCCCGGAGTCTGAGAATTCAGGCCGAAGCCATCCAAGGGACCGCCAAGGCGGAACTGGCTCGATTTAAAGTTGCCCGCCGTGAATACAACCAACGTAAGCAGGCTCTGGCCCAGGCCCGTGAGTATCTGCGACAATTGCTCCTTTCCAGGACCGCATCTCAGGAAGAGTTGCAGGCCGCCAAGGCCCGTGTCCAAGCGTTGTCTGATCAGTTTGAGGCATCCCGCCGGAATGTTGAACAGCAAGAAAAAGTTGCCCGGGCCGCTTTTAAGGCCGCCGCTGCCTTTAAAAAAGAGGCTAAGTCTGCCAAGGAAGCAGCCGACGCTTTGGGGGAAGTCGCCAAGTCCGGCAAAGAGGCCTCATCAACATCGACCATTACTGTTATTAACGATGCTGCCACTGCTTTCCGAGAGCTTGAACAAATGTCAAGAGGTGCGGCCGACGAGATCCGGGGCATGTTTGATTATCTCAGCCAGAAAAAGGAAATCCCAGAGGTTGATCTTTCCAGCCTGGAAAGTGTCGACGCAAAGCTCCATGAACTTGCCGCCCGGATTGTCCAGGCCGACCAGACACTCCGGGATCGCTGGAGTCATCTCGACGGGATTCATACCGGCCTTGGCCGAAGTCTGAACAAGATGTGGCAGGCGCTCCACGATCAAGAGGTTGCGGCTCTCAATGTGATGCAGTCCATCCTGTCTGAGGCCAAACAAGTCGAAGGGTTGCGGCGCCAGCTTGAAGGACTCGACATGGCAGCCGGAAATGCCTACCAGACTGCCCTCTCCTCTGTGGCTCTCTTTAACGACCAAGCATCGGCGTCAGCCGGTGCAATCATTAACTTAATCAACCAATCCGAGACGGCCATTGACCGGGTTCAATACCTGGATGAAAACCAGCTTGATGGACTTCGGCAGGGTATCGAGGCTGCCAAGGATAAGCTGGTTGAATTAGTTTCCCAGGCCATGGCAGCCGTTCACGCCCTCGCTGGTGTCAACCGGACACTGCAGGACCAGATTGATCGAGAGCAAGGCAATCTGGCCGCCCTTGAACAACGCCGGTATGAAGATCAGCTGCGACAAATCGAAGAATTACACGAGAAAGCCGGTGGTCTTGATGAGGAAGAATACCGGCGTGCGGTGCGACTCGCAGAGCAGCTCCATCAACTCAAGATGCAACAAATCGAGGAGCGCAGGCAAAGCGAGGCCCAGGCTGAAACTGAAGCACAAGCGCGTCAACAGGACAACCTGCCAGAGGTAACATCTAGCGCGGAACCTGCCTCTGTACCGGCAAGCAAGACCAACAGAAATTCCCTGTTGTCATCCATCGAGTTTCCTTCCCTGGTGCCCAAGATCCAGGCCGGCTTGGAATCTCTTGCTCAAAATTTGAATTTCTCTTTGCCGGACCTCAATCTGAATAGTCCGGAACTGCCTGCAGGGCAGACAATCAAGCCAGCCAAGGTGGTGGAGGTCCGGTTAAAACACGACAACGGTCAGTCTGCCACGGCCATGGTCGACGAGAACCAGGTGGACAGCTTTCTGGGGATCCTTGAAACAGCGGGGTTACGAGCATGATTCTTGGCACCGTAACCCTACCTGATGACCTTCTTTGGACCAACGAGTTTGAGTGGACTCCTGTTGAACAGTCAATTGAATACACCTTGCCCGGATCCATGATCGTGGAGACCGGCGTCAAGCAGGCCGGCAGACCCATTATTTTGGCCGGTGCTGATGATCACGGCTGGGTGACCCGACAGACAGTGATCGATCTCCAAGCCTTGGAGGCGGATCCGGACTTGGAGATGACTTTGACCTTGCCCGATGCCCGAGAATTAACCGTAATTTTTGACCGGACAAACGGCTTGCCCGTCGAGGCCCGGCCTTTGCTGCCTATGGAAGATCATGTGGCCGGCGATTTTTATATCCTTACCCTGCGCCTGTTGGAGGTTTGATGTGGCAATAACTAAGACCGATATTAAATTGATGAAGTCTCAGCGCCTGGCTGACACCGATGACGGCGGCGGGCGTATGACCGGCATCGAGGTTGTGGATGGAAATGTTAACAACCTGTTCCCGGATATTTCCCGAACCGACCGGGTGTATGGCCGGGTGAGTTTGCGTAAGGCATTCATGGGAGTGTTCACCGACGACGACTCTATCTATTACGGTGCCCATGTGATTCTTACCGATCCGGCCGACGATCCGCTGGTTCACACTTGCTTGTTCACTACCAATGACCCGGTTGATTTTCGCGTTCAGGCCCAGGACCGCATTGAGTCGTATATAACCCAGGGTCCTCTTTTCCGTGGCTGGCTCTGGAATACTCAGCCGGAAGGCTCTCGTACTCTTAGTTTGTTTTGTTCTGCAGAGGTGGGTCTGCCCCAGGTAGGTGATGTTTGGTACCTGGTGGAAAACCAAGGCGAAGGCGATGAGTATTCTCAGTACGTCCGGATCACCGACGTGGATCAAGAGACGCGGTCCTTTTTTGCAAACGGCATGAATTTTTCTCGTCGTACTCTCACCTTGGGTATCGGGGATCCGCTGCAGCATAGTTTCCATGGCACGGCGATAAATAAAAATGACAACCTATCCCCTGCCGCCAAGGTTTATGAGGGCCAGGTGGCGGATGCGGCTCAGTATTACGGTGTCATGCGGTTGTCTTCTCCGATCTCCTCTGGCGCTTTGGTCTTGCCGGTTGATTCGATTTTCACCTATCTCGTACCATCTGCTCAGTCTGAGGCGCCGGTGGTAGATGTCCAGGCCGGCACCGACGTGGCACCAGTGCTTGATAGCGGTGTCACGTATTCATTTACGTATTATTTTCGTGTTATGGCCGGTGTTACGCTGTTTTTGGGTTTCGGGATTAAGACCGGTAGTCTCAGTGTTTCTGGCTATTACTCTTGGACGGATGATGGCGGCGGCAATTTGGTCAGGGGGGATGATATCGAAGGCACGGTTGATTATGGAACCGGTGAGGTGACCTGGGCCGATGACCTGACTGTCAACCGCTACCAGACCTGGTCAATTTCCGCTGAAGCAGCCACCGCAATACCGCGAGTGTCAAACACCCACGCCACCGAGGTGGAAATTAATAACCGAGGTTACAACTGGACCGCCAGTCTGCGGCCCATCCCGGCGCCGGGAACCTTGGTGGCGGATTACATGAGCCAAGGTAAGTGGTACCGCCTTAAAGACAACGGTGCCGGCGAACTGGTCGGCGAGGAATCCGGTTTGGGAACCGGTTCAATTGATTACGGCACCGGGGCGGTCATCGTAACCACCGGGGCGCTGCCGGACGTAGGCTCACTCATTATGTACGGCTGGGGTACTCCCACGGAGTACACCGAGCGGGCCGGTGATCTGAATATTGAAATTCCCGGTATCGAGCACACCCTTCCCGACTCCGTGGCACCTGGCACCTTAACCATCACCTGGGAGGCCGGTGGTGCCACCAGGACGACAACTGACGACAGCAACGGCAATCTGACCGGCGATGGCACCGGCCGGGTGGTCTATCAATCCGGTCAGGTTTATCTCCGGCCCGGGCAGGTGGTGGATCCAGGCTCACAAATCCATTATGCCTATGATTTTTTTACCCAGAATCAGGAGACCGTTCCTTTTAATGAGTCTGGTGACCACACCCTTGATTTCACTCTGCCAAACGGTCCTATTCGGCCTGGAACCGTGGAGTTTCGGGTCGAAGTTTCGCTTGTGGGGACCAAAATATTGACCGTCACGGACGACGGTTCCGGCAATCTGGTTTCCGACACGATTCGGGCACATAGCCACCGGCACCGTTATGAGGCGACCTTGACTTCTGGTTCAACAATAAATTACACAACCGGAGAGGTGCATTTAGTCGGGGCTTTAAGTGGCACGTATTTTTATCGGCCGGAAATTTACCAGATGGTTGAGACCATGGTGTCTGGTCCCGGCGCTGTATTCGGCAATCCCGGAGGCAGGACCGGCCCCAGGAAAATTCACATCGGTTGGGGGGCGGAAGTTTCGGAGGCAGTGAATCTCTATTTTAGGAACGGTCAGAACCTGGCCTGTAATTATTCTCGGGCGTCGATTTTCGGTCAGCCTATCACCGACGATCTGGATTCCCCACCTTTGGTCATTAATCTCCTGCCGCTCACCTCCGAGTCTGTTGTTGCCGGCTCTCTTATGTTTAATTGGGCTGGGCATACCTATGTCGACCGGGCTGGGACAATTTACCGGGATGTAGACCATGAAACCAATTCCGGCATTATAGCCGGCACAATTGATTACGGTTCCGGGTTGGCCACTCTGAGCAGTTATGTCACCGGCACAAATGATCTAACCATTTCCAGTCTGCTTTCGGAGTTTCGGCCCCAGGCGTTGCATGATTGTCAGTTCCGTACCCCGGGTGCGCCCTTGAGGCCTGGGTCTTTTTATGTGCAGCTCAACACCGAGGATGGTGAGCTGCTAAATGCTACGGCTGATTTCAATGGCAATATCACCGGCGACAGAATAACCGGCACGGTGGACACCGAGACCGGTGTGGTAATCCTTTCGTTTGGTGAACTACTTGCGGCCGAGGGTAATGAGTTGGAGCCCTGGTACGATGCCACCCTGGTCGAAGGCGGCAATATTTGGGTGCCTACTTTGGTCAACGCTTCCACCATTAGGTACAATTGCGTGGTTTATTCTCACCTGCCTTTGGACGCAGGGCTCATCGGGCTTAACCCTGTTCGTCTGCCCCAGGACGGCCGGGTGCCCATTGTCAAATCCGGCTATATTGTGGTGATTCATCACACCTTGCAGGAGACCATGCCGGAGCCGCTTTCTGCAGCCCAGGTGGTCAACCTGCCACGAGGCGATCTCTCCCTGGTGGAGCTATATGACGCCGACGGAGTATTCGTGCCGACCACCAATTATGCCGTGGATTTGGCCACCGGTGTTATCACCATGGCCGACCCTCTAGATCTTGCCGGCTTTACCGAGCCCCTCACCGCTTTGCACCGTCGGGAAGACATGGCCTTGGTTTCGGATGTGCAAATCAATGGTCAAATCTCTCTCACTGCTGCCGTGACCCATGATTATCCGGCCGGCGAGACCTATGTGTCCAGTGCTTTGCTTTTCGGCGATCTTGCTGCCCGGGTTTATGGGTTGTTCGACCAGCAGACCTGGACCAGCGTGTGGTCCGACACCTTGATCGGTAATGCCTGCACTGCCAATTACAACGAGGTTGCCTTTCCCTTGGTGATCACCAACTCCGGTGCCATCGAGGAGCGCTGGGCGCTGGTTTTCGACTCGCCCACCCATTTCGATATTGTCGGCGAGAGCGTGGGTGTCATCGGTGAGGGCTATATCAATAACGCCTGTACACCTATCAACCCGGCCACCGGTTCTCCCTATTTTAGTATCCAGGCCGATGGTTGGGGGGCCGGTTGGGCAACTAATAATGTGGTCCGTTTTAATACCACGGCTGCCAACGCCCCAATTTGGATTGCCCGCACTACCCTGTCCGGCCCAGTCACCGAGCCCAATGATCAATTTGTCATCCAGATCAGGGGAGACGCCGACTGATGGCCGCTCCAACGATTTACAGGTGGGACGACGACGATGCTCCGGTCCTGGCCGGCCAGTTTGGTTCGCTCACAAACCTCCTACGGAAGGTCTTGGTTGACGGGTACGGCACCAGGGATCCGCTTGGTTGGACCTTGGAATTTGTCGATGGGGCCGAAGAGAAGATGGTTTTTCGCAATAATCCGGCCACCGGTACCGGCTTCTTTCTACAGGTGGATCATTCCGTCGGGAGTGTGATGCCCGATAGTGTTCAATATACCGCAGAGGTACGGGGTTTCGAGTCCATGGCGGATATTGATAACGGCAACGGCGCCTTCCCTGTGGATGCCTCTCGTTATTTTCGTTTGTCAAACACAAACAACAATACTGCGCGGCCTTGGATGGTCATCGGTGACGATCGTTGTTTTTATTTGTTGGTGTGGGCATTTTGTACGAGCGGCGATCCGGTGGGCGACTCTTCGCAAGTTTTGAGCCATTTTTTTGGAGATATTATTTCGCTGGTACCTGGGGATGCCTGGGGGTGTGCGCTTTTAGCTCCTGCTAGTTACGGCAGTTACGATATGCTCGGTTATTACGCCAGCTACATTGGTCATTATGCACGCTATTCGGACGGCGTCGTCCCAGCGGTAGGGACTGAGCAATATTGCACCATGAGGTCGGGCGGTGGGCCTTGCGTGGCGGGCAACATGTCTGGTCGGTGGGGACCGCCCGAGCAATGGCATGGCCAATGGATTTTTTCTCGCCCTCATTTGAAGGATAGTTATGCGGATATCTATTCGTTTCGCGGTTACCTGCCAGGCTTTTGGGATCCCAATCATTACGAGGCTTTTCCTAATCTCCATCGGGAGGCTCAGGGCGACCTCGATCTAATGGCTTTCCTGCAGTATCGCGGGGGGAATAGAGGCCAGATGATGATCGACCTCGGCCCTGGATTCCGGCCGTGATGACCTTTGGTGGTGCTGACGGCCTGGTTCAGTTTTTCGGAAATCCGGTGCCGACAGCTTACACATGGCGTCACAAGTTGGCCGGGGTGGTGCAAGTCAACGGGATACCGGCTCGGCGCCGGGTGTTGGTTGTTGGCCGTTTGCATCATGATTACAAGGGTTCAGCTTGGTCGGATCCTGTGACCGGCGAGTGGTCTATCGAGGGCATGGCCGAGTATCCCGAGCGGAGTCTTTTGGTAATTGCTTTCGATGATCTCCAGAAGACTCTCGAATATAACGCGGAGGTTGCTGACCAGGTCTCTCAAGTTGCGACGGTATGAGTCATGCGGAAACAAAAAAAATACATTGCGGTTTTGATCGCCTGGACTGCCTGGACCCTGCTGTTCGAGCTATTTGGCGTTCCATTGATGGCCAGCATGCCCATAAACAATTCAGTTGGGACCAGCCTGCGGTCGAAGATCCGTCTGTCTCCTCTCCTTGGGAAGAGCTGCACGAACTTAGGCTTCGCAACCGTGCAGGCTGGGAGCGGCTTGCTCGGGTCGAGGATACTGAAACCTTGCCCTGGTTGGGTTGGGCACCCAATGACCGCAAACAAACAACACCTTGGGATGAATTGCCGGGCAAGGATATTGACAGGGTTGCTCCCTATATTGCACCTCCAGCCAACGATCTTGACCGGATCCTGTCATGGAATGAACTGCCCGTCAAAGAGGCCGAGCGTGTTCTTCCCTATGGCGCCCCGCCACCCAATGACGAGCATCACCGCACCCTCTGGGGCAAGAAATACTACGAAGAGATCTGTCAACGCCGGTATGAACCGCCGGCTGGTGATCAGATTATTCTTAATTTCGATCAGCCCATTGCCGGAGTCGGTGGTGGCGACCATATCGATTTTTATTTCGAGACCCTCAACTATGACCAGCGTTGCCGGCACCGGGAACATTCCGGCTGGCGTGATCAATATATTTTCACCCGGCCACCGGTCATTCCCGGGGCTCCGGTTCAGCGAGTTTACATAATTATGAATAATGCCCTCCTCTCCAGACTGCCCGGTCATGAGCCCATCGACGTAAGCACCATGCGGCTTACCGCCGACTTGGACTCATGGTGCTGGGGTTTAGAGGCTACGGTGAATTCCAGGGCTGCTCTGGACATGGTGGCTCCGGACGGCTCCGGGCCGGTTTCTGTTGAGGTGGAGATCAACGGCTGGCGCTGGGTGGTGATGGTTGAGTCCTGGCGGGAGTCCAAGCAATTTGGCCGGGCAAGTTGGACCATTAATGGCCGCAGCGAGTCGGCTCAACTTGCGGCGCCGTATGCTCCGTCCAGATCCTATACTGAGGAAAACGATCGCACCGCCGTGCAGCTAGTTGAGGCGGAGTTATTGAACACCGGCTGGTCCGTGGACTGGCAACAAGTGGGCTGGCTGGTCACCGCCGGGGCTTGGAGCTATCAAAATTTAACGCCCATGCAAGCCATTCTTCGCGTAGCCAAGTCGGCCGGCGGCGTGGTGTTAACGGACGCTGAAGATAAAACATTGATCGTGCAGCCGCGCTACCCTTCCAGTCCCTGGAATTGGGATGTGGCCACCCCGGACCTCATTATTCCAGACGCCATGATCCGCGATTTAGGCCGGGATTGGCGTCCTGGGCCGAATTACAACGCCGTTTATGTTTCCGGCACCAACCAGGGGGTAACGGTCCGGGTATACCGCGAGGGATCTGTCGGCGATGCCCTGGCACCCTCAATGGCCGACTCATTGATTACCGAGGTGGCGGTCGGCCGGGAACGAGGCCGCAATATCCTTGCTGCAGCCGGCAATTGGGATCTCTGCAGGATCTCAGTGCCCTTGATGGCTGAACCTGATCTGCCTGGTTTGATCCTGCCCGGTGCCCTGCTGGAGATTAACGAATCAGGCATTCCTTGGCGTGGCCAGGTGATGGGGGTCTCCATATCAGCGGCCAGAAATAATGGTCTGAGAGTGGCGCAGGGCCTTGAGGTGGCTTGTTACCATGGCTAATCTCTGGGCCAAATTTGCACGGTTGCTTCCTGACGAACCAACCATTATCGGCACAATTACAGCCCATAATGTCGACGGCACGTCCACCGTGGCCACCCTTGCCGGTGGCACCATGCGTGTACGTGGGCAGTCAGTGGTCGTAGGGAATAAGGCATTTATCCGCCATGGCGAAATTACCGGCGAGGCACCCGATTTGCCGGCCTATGAGGTGACAGTATGAGGAGGTTTATTATGTATGATGCACTTGGTTACGACCAATTCGCAAATGTGAATGGGGTTGTAAATCTGGACGATGGCAGCGGTATTTTGCCCGGTGTTCCACCTGGGGCCGACACAGCCCTGATTGTTGTGGAGGATGGCAGTATTCGATGGATGGATGCCGGTGGCGATCCTACCGCTGCTATAGGTATGCCAATAAACTCCGGTGGTGAGTTTGAGTACGATGGCCGGCCGCTCAAAGATTTTAAATTTTTCGCTGCCGGCGCAACCGTCAACGTGGCTTATTACAAGGCCCGTCGCCCGGGGAGGCCATTGGTATGAAATCCAAACAAGGTCCTCAACCAACAGCAATTGTCCCAATACCGACCGGATACACGCCTTTATCAAGCGCCTACTGGCCTATTACTGCCGGGGCTGAAGACGGCAACTCAACTGCTTTTCTGATTGGGCAATGGTACAAGATGGCCCTTTTTTTACTGCCCATGGACGGACAATCTGTGATTAGCATCGGCTACAAGGTTGCCGTGAATACACGCACCCTTGATGCCAATATCGGCGTCGGAATATGGGATTACCTGACCGGCGAATTAGTCTTTTGGACGAGCGACACGTTGCCCGCCGGCGTTACTCCTAACCGTAATGCATCGTTTGGCGGTGCAGTAAAGGTACCGCGCATCTTTTACCTCGGACTTTCGTTGGAATCAATTGAGAATGGCACTCTCCTGGAGCTTGCCACTTGCTATTCTGGTGGGGGGTTACCGGGTATTGTGGGCGGTTCGGTCGCACCGGCCGTCAATATGCATGCGGTGTTTTTTTCAGGTACCCACGCTTCTCCCGGCGCACTATCGACGGCCTTGCTGTTTGCCTCCATGGATAATATATCTTGCCGGGCAGCCATAGAACAGTAAGGAGGAATTACATGATACAGCCTTTAAAAAGAAAAACCGTTACCGCTGAACAGCTCTATCTGGCCACCCAGGGCTTTGTCGTTATTTCAAGTAATCTCGATGAGTCCGTCGATTTTGTTGAGCCTAATGGAGTAAAGCCAGTTGATCTGGAAAATTATGGCGATGAGGCCCAGGCACTGCTCGAAGCCTATGATCCTCTACCGGATACTAAGGCCACGGCAAAACAAGCTATTGATCTGGCAGCTGGCAAGGCAAGGGCTCAGTATATCACCGTCGCTCCTGGGCAGAACGCTGTCTATGCTCTTAAACTTGACGAATGCAAAAGATACGCTGAAGGGGGTCATCCGAAGGATTTAACCAATTGGGATTTTGTGGCCGCCGAAGCTGCCGCAAATAATTGCGATGGAAAAACCGCATGTGATGGGGTGATTGCCAAGGCTGGCCAGTGGTCAAAACTTGCCGCCAGTATCGAGATGGTCCGCCGTGGGGCTATCGCTAAGATTGCCCTAATGGATGATGTTGTGGCCATCAAGGCTACGACCCAGGCTGCAATTGGTCAATTGGCAAAGATTTAGGAATAACAAATGACCCGTGATGAAATAAAACAAGCCGTGGCCGAAGCATTGGAAGAACATCGCAAGGACTTTTTGATTGAAGCTGAAGAGCATTACCAGCACCACCTGCAGTTGAAATCTTGCGTACGCTCACGAGATGAATGGTTAGAAAACCACAAATTTGTCTCCGACATTAGGGCTAACGGCAAAATTGCCCAACAACAGCTATTGGCGTGTTTGTTACTGCGGTTCTTGGATGGTTTTTAAAAATCTGGTGGGAAAAAACCTGATGGCCCTGCAGCCTAAACAAAGCCGTTTTGCTCATATGGTAGCTCTGCTCATTCTCCATGCTGAGCAGCTGGAGTACCAAGTAACTTTTGGCGACGCCTACCGTGATCTACGCACACCATACGGCAACCCCAAAAGCCTACACAAGATGCGGCTGGCAGTTGACCTGAATCTATTTAAGGACAACAAATATTTAACCGGGACCGAAGATCATCAGCCCCTTGGTGAATACTGGGAATCAATCGGTGGATCCTGGGGTGGACGCTTCGATGACCCGAACCATTATTCCCTGAGACATGAAGGTATGAAATAAGGAGGATTCAATTTTGAGAAGATCAGTTAGAAAATTACTTTTTGATGTCCCGGTGTTTGGCATATTTTTAATGCTTGTGGCACTTGCTACTCCATTCCTGGCGATGGCTGCTGAAAGTTATGTATGGCAGGTGACCGTTGCTTGGAATTTTAACAGCACCAGGCCAGATGAGGCCGGTTTTCAATTGTTGCATCAAGGGGCCGCTGTGCCCGACTGCTTTGTTACTGACCCGGAGATACGGGAAATGACCTGTGAGGCTGTTTTTTCGGAAGGCAATCAGAGTTTTACTGTTTCTGTTCAAGGTTAAAGCCCCCGCCTTTCAGGCGGGTAGCATTCTGCTAGCAGTATGTTTTTATGGATCGGAAAGTGGCTTTTGTATTAACGAGCCACATGTAACCATGTATAAACTTTGAACATTAATTAAGATAGTACAGGACTTTTAGTCCTCAGTTAAACCCACCTACTTCAGTAGGTGGTTGTTTAGTCTTGCCACTGTTTACACGGATGGGAGTTATTCGGAAAGCAGTCTCCCTTTCGTATCAGCGGCGATGCTAAATTCAAAAGCCTCGCCGACCAATTCGAAAATCTCCATCAAGTACTTACGGAAATTAGAATAATTGCCGATGGTGCCGATCCGAAGAGAAGTAAAAAAGGAGAACTCAATGATGCCGAAATTACAAGCCGGTGATGTGTTCTGCGTGTCCAGGAAGACCTGGATTGGCCGGGCTATCAATGCCGTTCAAAAAATCTTGTCACGAGATAACCACTCTATATATTCACATACCGGCATCATTCGCGATGGCAACGGGATGACCCTTGAGGCCCTTGAGAAAATTACAACGCAGCACTTTTATAACGCATATAAGGGTGAACAGGTGCTTATTGCCCGTGTTCGGTCACTGGACAAAAGGCGTGTAAAGGAGGCAATATCAAAACTGGACGCAGAGCATCTTGGAGATATTTATCCGTATTGGCGCCTTCCCCTGCAGCTTTTCCCAATTCTGGCAAAATATATCTCTTACAAAGGGAGATGGCTGGTGTGCTCCGAGCTGACTGGCAAGTTTCTGCATCTTATAGGCGAACGACATCGAGGCTATAAAGGGACAACACCGGACACGCTGGCCGACGAATGGCGGAACTGGAAGAACTTTGAGATTATCTACGAAGGGGTGATCCCTTAAGAAGAAAGCTGAATAAAAATCTAGCTCCAGAAATCATAAGGGTCAATTCCAAATCGACGCAACAATGCTGTAATAACAGGAATATAAATTTCTGTTGACTTGCCGTGATTTTTTATGGGGAACTGAAGGCCCTGTTTTGACCCTTCAGATACAGGCTTTAAGAGAATTAATTCAGAGCCCTTACCCCTTTTTCGAGCCATTACGATTATTCCGTAAGGCTTGAGCTTTTTTAAAAGATCTTTTAGGGGCAGAGGTCGCTTACTAGGCATTGCCGGCAATCCCCGCTTGGCAGGTTTTCGCAACAAGCCAAGGAGGGAAGGCTAAAGCAGCATCTTTTTTTTGTGAAAATCCAGACTCTATTTTGTATTTCCGCTCTTTCTGTTCTTTGCAGGCGGCGAGTTCTTTCCAGAGTTCAGGAGGGGCAGGATGGAAAAGATTGTCAAGGTTGTCATTGCTGAAGGCATAATCAACTTGAGCGCAAATCAAGGCAACCACTTCTCTTTGGGCTTGATCTAATGTTTTAGCAGCCGCGACAATGTCAAACTCAAGACAGTGAGCAACAAAAAGACCATCCTCTTCCTTGATAAGGATGTTTACATCTATTGAAATTTCGGGGGACTTACAAAGCAATTCACCCAT